GTAGTCACAAGCTCTAAACTTTACCCAATTGTTAGGTATTTTAAAAGGTTCAACAACATGAATGTTTCTATCAAAATCTGTAAAAGCTGCACCTTCTTTGATATCCCAATCACCTTCTAAAAGTTGCTTCCTCTGTTGTTCAGGCAATGATAAAAGCATTGCTTCATAGTCACCTGACTCTGCTAGATATGGATTGTCTGTTAATCTAGCTGGTATAAACCTTCTTTGAAATAAAGATTCTCCTGCTTTACTATGTCCTGCAGGATATTTTAAAACTTCTCCTGTTTCAATATTTGTTGCATTAAAAGGCTCACCATATGCCGCAGGATCAATAAACATTTTTTTAACCCAATGATGTCCTCTACCTCCGGGGTTTGTCGTAGCTCTCATGAAGATTGGTAAATCAGGAGCAGTAGAACGAAGTCTTGATCTCATATAATTCCAAGCATATGGTGTAGACCATTGTGTTAATTCATCAAAACCTATCCAACTAAAAGCTAAACCTTGATATCTTAATACATCATCATCTCTGTCAAGATAAGACATCCATAATCTTGCACCTGATGGAGCTACCCATTGCATCTTTCTTTCTGACCATTTGATGCCCTTCCAAACCTTAGGGTATAACTCTTGAGACTTAAATATAAGTTCTCTTAATTCTTCTGTTGTATGTCTTAACAGTAACCCACTAAAAGATGGATGACCCATGTATCTTAAAGGATCTGCCAACATAGCAAAAGACTTACCACCACCTGCAGAGCCACCATAAAGAACTTCTCTTTCTGACGCTGCAAGAAACTCTGTTTGAGGACCTTCGTTTGGTTGGAACACTATATTGTGTTCTTCTACAGGCACTTCTTCTATTTCTTCGTAGATACCTGTAATTTTAGGTTCTTGCACCTGTTCTTTCTTCTTCAATCTCTTTCGCTTTGGAGATCGCCTTTTCTGCATACTCTGCCCACTTGCGTAGGCTTCTAGCCTTGTTCTTACGTTTTTGCTCATTCTGTAATCGTTTTCTTAATCCTACATGAGATATATAACGACCTGTTTGTTTAGTCAACCAATTTGCTACTTCTCTATATGAATATTGTGCAACATACTTACGAGCCATTTCTAATTTGTCTAACTCTTCAGATATAGGTTCTAATATATCAGGGTCTTTAGTTGATTGAATATATCCGTAAGGTATTATTCTAGATATCCTTGGTATAGCAATCCAAGTATTATCTTCTTTCATGTCTGTAGGTTGTGGTAGCTCCCAATAACCTGCACTTCTTGCTTTCATGTTTACTTCTTTTTAGGTGGCATAATCATAACCCCACCTGAAGCTTCTACTTGCAACTTCTCTGTTTTGATTAAACCTACTCTATCTAATAAATCTTTTGCCGCTGTCATCTTATCTCTGATACCTAATTGAGTTGGATCATCAACTCCACTAACCATAGCAACTGCAGCTTTAGGTGCATTTCTACTCATGTATAATTGAGTAGCTTCCATTATCTCTTCTTTCATAGAAGCAACAATAGCTGATGTACCTGAAAGTTCAGAGTAACCTGCGAGTATCTTCGCTTGAACAGGATCACCATTAGCTTGATCAAATAGAACTTCTATAAATTTTTTTTGTCTTTCTGATAATTCTCTTTTTTTCATAAAGGTAACTCGTGCTTTATAACTCTGTCAATCAAACGCTGTGCTCTGTTCTGAGTTTGTTTAAACCATCTACTGTCTTCCATCTGCAAAGCCATTTCACGATAGTCCTCATCATGCACAGCAGCGATCATGCGTTTAAATTTACTTAAACGAGGTTTGCCTAATTGAAAAGACATATTTATTAAGATGTGTTGTATCTCATCATCTAACTCATTAAAGTTATTAAATATATCTTTACAATCCCCTATGGCTGTATTCACATCTTTTTCAAACCATTCTTGAACTTGCTCTTCAGGTATAGGTGTTCCTAGTGGTGCAGAATAGTATAATTCATCCCACTCTGTAATCAAATGCCCTATTCCCCCGGTAGGATACCCTTCACTGCAACGGTAACTTTCGTATTTGCAACCCTCGTCAGCCTCTATCTCTTTTCTTAAAACTTCTAAGTTCATGGTCTGAGTCCTTGCTTGTATTGCTGTTTACGTATTTCTCTTACGTGCTTATGCCAAAAATAAATACTTATTTTGTTGGTTATATCAGATAACTTTAAAAATGTCAAGGTTTTGAGGTTCATTTGCGTTTCAACATCTTAGCCGCTTGACCTACACCTTTGATACCAAATGAAGCAGATATAGCTATATACAATAGGTATTGATACCAATCGGGTAACGTGGCTAACACTTCAAATCCTTTTTGAACATACTCTCTCATTCCCGGAATGAAAACAAGTATTGCAGGTGCTAGTAGCACTACTAAAGCAAATTCGTCTTTCCACGAATCATTTGTAGCATCAGCCATCTTGCCTTCCCATTCTATTTGTCCTGTAGCTACTTTCTCAGCTACAGTTGCTCTAGCTTTTGCTTCTGCTACTTTTGCCTTACCTTCTGCCTTTGTTTTTTCTAGTTTGTTTTGAAACCACGTTCCTGCGAGATTTGCTATTGGTCCTATTAATGCTTGTATCATTGTCTATCTTTTCCTGTAATCTTCGTGCTCTTTCTAATTCTTTCGCTTTAACTGAATTTACGAAATCTTGATGTTTTCTTTGCAATCTTTTTGGGTTGTTTAGATACCTGTCTACCTGCTCGTTTTGCTTTTCGTTTAGCAGCCGAAGAGGCGGCATATTCACTGGCAGAAAGAGCCTTAATCGCCGCTGAAGGTAAATAACGTTCACCAGTAGCTTTTGGTCCTTGAGTACTAGGTTTACCTGATTTGGTTCTCCACTTTTGTTTACCCCATGCTTTCAAACTCCTTTGAGATTTTGCTAGTGCCATAATATCCTCTTACATACACAAATCTTCATACTTAGTTGTATGAAGTCTATGCTTTGATAAATCACCTTGTTTTTGAAATAATTTTAATATCCACTGCATCATATTTTACCTGCCCACTTTGCCGCATAGTATACCACAGCTACGAATCCTGTAAAGGCTAAAGAAACTCCAACAACCCATTGCACCACTGTCATTATTTCTTCTCTTCTTTTCTGAGCTAATCTTTCTTGTTCTCTTCTAGCTTTTCTTGCTTGAGCTTGAAACTTTTGCCAATCTGCCCACAATCCCGGTCTACCTACATATATCATTATTTGTTTGAGTTCTTCTTCTTTTTGTCTTAGCTCCTCTAGAGCCATGAACTCTTCTAAGTCTCCACCTGTAACTCCTTTTGCTTTGTGCTTGTTTACTTCTTTTTCTATCTTCTCTTTAGCGAAAACGAAATCAGAAATTTGTTTGCCACAACTAGCAAGTTCTTTTCCGTTTGAAACGAAACTTTTAATTACACCGAAGGCAGCATTTGCAGCTGCTAATTCTGCTAACATTTTACTTCCTTACAGGTTTACAATATGCAGTTATTTTCTGTTGTCCATCCTCTGTTGGTATTGCTGGTTGGTTATGCAGACGCTCTGCGAAGTATAGACACCTATCAATATTATTAAATCGTTGTGTCTGATTTATTATTGTCGTGTCCATCATGAACACTAGTAGAAACTCTATCGTTGCCATGGCAATCACAGTTGCATTCATCACAATCACATTCGTAGCACTCGCAAGTACTACACCGTTGCTGTTTTTGACTTTGTTGTTTTTTTTCGTTTGGCATTTAACTTCTTTAATGTTTCTTTCATTTTTCTTGCTATTAGAGCTTGCTTTGCTTTGTTTTGAACTTTAGCTCTTTGCTCCATAACAGTTAAGATTTGTATCTTTCTTGCATAAGGTTTATTAATCTTCTTAACCTTGTTAGCTGTTTTTATAGCATCTTGAACTGTAGCATATTTTATGCTGACCGTATCTCTAGGATTTTCGTCAGTATATAATCTTCTTTCTGAACCCTTAGGTTTTTTACCTGTGCCTACTTTAGGATCAGCCACGGTAGCCACCACCTTTAGCTTTATATTGTTTTGCTAACATTTGAGCTTTACGTGCTGACCATTGTCCGGGAGAGCCTCCTTTGCCTCCTGCTTTGATGCGATTGAATAAAGCTTTTCTCATTGTAGGCTTTGTATAATTTCCTGCTTTATTTACAGTGCTACCACCTTTATTTAATTTAATAGCAGATAAAGATTTAGCTTGACCTGCATGAAGTTTAGATGCTTTAGTTAAGCCTTTAACTACTTTTTTTATTGTTTTTTTTGCTTTTTTCAATGCCATTATGCTGTTCTCCTAACTTTCCTAGAATTTCTTGTTCTTTTATATGATCTATTTTTAGATGGTGCTTTCACAGTTAAATTAGATAACCTATTATCCTTAGGATTTCCATTTCTATGTGCAACATCTTTACCTTTCACATTTATGCCTTTTTTCTTTAGCATATTACGAGCTGCATTTCTGCTGTCTCTTCTTTTTATCTGCTCGGGTTTACCGTGATAATTTTTATATTCTTTTTTATAATTTCTTTTTATTGGTTGTGTCATTGTATAAATTATTAAATGTTGTATGGGGGTCTAGATAAGATTCATGTGACTCTGCTGAATGCAGCCATTGTGATGGTGTAAAATCAGGAGCACCTTCTCCAGTTACCCATAATGCAGGACTTGTTGCTCTAACTCTATTGTTTGGCAATGCAACAATATTCCCTGTCCATTCTCCAGCATCTAAAAGATATAACACATGAGATTGTTTATGTTGTGCTGGATCATCAGCTATATCACTCTCAGTGTAATCAACTGTGAACATATAACGTGCTCTGTAAAATTCATTGTTTATTTTACAAAGCCATGGAGAAGAACTTACTCTGTCCATAACTGTAACGCTATGATATCTTGATTCACAATCCCACGGTTGACATAAATGATCTTCCATCGGTGTT